ATGCGAGTCCTGCTCGCACTCTTTGTGGGGTGTGGCGTCGTGTTCGGCACCGCGACCACCGCCCAGGCTGCTGACGGTGTGAAGATGCCGAACGTGGTCGGGGTGTCGGCAAAGACAGTCCGGAACCTGCTGGCGGAAGAGGGCTTCGTCGTGAAGCTCAAGCCCGAAGCGCACGGACCAGTCATCATGCCGTCGCACTGGAAGGTCACGGGCCAGAACGTCAAGGCTGGCGAGCAGATCGAGGTCGGAGACAAGATCAAGCTGACCGTGAAACTCAAGAAGAAGTACGCACCGCAGAGTTCTAAGAAGGCGAGCGCGACGCCTACCGCCGATCCCGAGGTGACCAGCGCCGGCCTCGATCGCGCTCATGCGGGCACCGCGTGTGACCAGTACGGCAAGCAGCAGTACCCGTACGGCTGGAAGGGTCACATGATCCTGGGCGTCATCGCGACGGAGAATCAGGGTGATCACTACTTCTGGAAGTTCGAGGCTGACGTCACGAACGCGTTCAACGCCGAAGCCTCAGCGACCGTGGACTGCACGGTGGGAGGGTCGAATGACAACCCCCAGGTGACTTCATTCGACGTCTACTGAGCACAGGTACGACGAAAGACCCCCTCGAGTTCCCGAAGGAGCCCGAGGGGGTCTTGTTCTGAGTCAGTTAGAGAAGGATCGAACCGTACCGGACCTTCATTGCCGCGCGCACCGAGGCCAGGGCGGACACGTTGAGCGCGGTCGGGTACGCATCGACTTCCAGCACGTCGAGCTGCGAGAAGTTCGCCGGTGTGCCGTTCGCGGCGAGGCGGAGGACGTTCCCGAACACAGCCGTCGCGGCACCAGTCGCGGTGGTGCCGTCGACGGTCATCGTGGCGTTCGTCCCGTCGGCGGTGATGGCGATGAACCGCCACTGGTTCACCGCAGACAGGTTCACGGGCACCGTCGTCCCGCCAGTGAACTGCACGTACGAAGACCCAACGCCGACAGCGGCACCGGTACCAGACGCGAGGAGCCCTGCTGTTCCACGGGAGCGAGCGATCATCACGACGGTGAGTGCGTCACCGGCGGGGATCGCTGCCGTGAGGGTGTTCGCAGAGCCGTCGAACTGCAGGTACTTGATGCCTGACGGGAGCGCCTTCACAGTCGGGCCGCTGGTGCCGGTGAACGGGACGCCGCCGACGTAGTCGGGGACGGTCAGCGCGACGGTGTCGACTGCCGCGGTGACCTCATTCATGATCCAGCGGTGCTTGTACCCGCTGACGCCGGCTCCGTGGCGGAGGATCGGGAGGGTGGTGTCGGTGAGGACGATGGGGGTCTCGGAAATCAGCATCAGGCCTTCTCGGGGAGCGTCTTGTCGGACGTGCCGACCGGGTTCGTGGTGGAGCCGCGTACCCATACGGGGAGCGTGGCGGAGACGGTGGTGTCGCAGTAGGTCGCGATCGGTCCGTCTGCGAGGGCGACGGCGGTCCATGTCGCACCGGAGTCGGTGGAGAGCTCGATGTTGTACGCCGTGACCCGGCAGGGTGGGGCTGCCCATGAGATGTGCACGGCGGAGCCGGAGCGACTGATTGTGAGGGCCTGCGGCGGGACTGGGTTCGCGGCCGCCACGTTGAGGCGAGCTCGGTAGAGGCCGTCACGGGCCATCTCGCGGGCGCGAACGGCTTGCCCCTGCGGCGACCAGTGGATGAGCCCGTTGCCGTACTCGGGCATCCCTGCTGGCCCCCACACGTACGAGGTGCGGGTGACCCGCCGGGGGGTGTCGAGGAGGGCGAGGTTGATGGCCGTCGTGCTCACGCTGTTGTTGGCGATCGTCTCCGGGACCATGCTGCCGATGATGAACGGCAGGTCGGCGACGCCGAGGTCGATGCGGGCCTGGCCGATCAGGTCGTCGAGCTTCGCCGCGTACTGCGTCTGACTCATCGGCCCGCGGTCGCTCTCACCCTGGGACCAGAGCGCACCGATCAGACGTGCTCCCGAACCGGCCGCGGCGAGAGCCACTTTCGTCCAGGCGATCATGTTCGCGTAGTGGTTCGTGGGGTCGCTGGTGAGCGTGCGATCCCACGTGCCCTGAGCCGCGTTCCCGGTGTACGTGTAGCCGGGCGGTGGCGGGTTGATGGACGTCGTCGTGAAGCCGGTCGATCCCATCGCGCACGGGACAATCAGGAGCCGCCGGCCGGAGACGTTCTTCACGTACTCACGGGCGAACTCGTTCCCGATCCACTGCACGTCCGTCGCGGGAACGACCCCGATCGAGGCGGCGGCTGCGTTCCACTGCAACACCCGCTGGTCCACGTCGGAGACGATCACGGGAAGCGAGGACCGTTTCGTCGCGTTCGACTGCCCGGCGACGATGAGGACGTCGATCGGCAGCCCGCCGACCCCGGTGCCCATCCGCGCGGACCACCCGTCGAGGACGTCCTGCGGGACGTGCCCGGTCATGTCGAGGCGGAGCTCCCCAACACGTCCGTTCGCATCACGGATTGCGGCCCAGGACAAATCGCTATTCACGACGTCATGGATGAACGAGCCAGCGTCGCCCGTCTGCACACCCCGCGGGAAGATGTGACGGCCGTCCAGCCCAATCGCGTGGTGAACGCGCTGGTTGACGTCGCGTTCTGCGAAGACCCAGTCCGCGTCCCGATCGCTCGGCTGCTCAGTGCCAACCGGGTTTCCGTCCTTGCCTGCGTCACCCTTCGGCCCGGGCAGGCCAACCACCTTCGCGGCCGCTCCTCCTTCCGGGGTAGAGGGGTCGCCGAGGTTGGCGGCGATTCGTTCACGGATGGTGCCAGCGAGCTGGCCGGTCTCGGAGTCAGCGGAGACGAGTTTCGGAGTACCCATGAGGTGGCCTTTCAGGCGTGTGCCGGGTCAGCGTCCGGCTGGTCAGTGTTCAGTCCTTCGCGGATCTGCGCGATGCCGGCAGCATCGAAGGTGCCGTCGAGGTCGTCTTCGGCAAGGAGGTCACGGATGTGGTCGTCGACAGCGGGTGGTTCGACGGCGTGACCCCACTGGGCGCGGACCGCACGGATGTACTCGCGGAACGCCTGTCGGAGACTGCGGAGCGTTCGGACGAGTTGCCCGTACCCACGCTCGAGCGCTTCGATGCGGGCGACGTACGGCTCGATCGCCTTCTTGACCGCTTCGTCAATGCGGGCCTGCGTGTACTTATCGAGCTCGATCGCCTGGTCGAACTGCGTCGTCTTCGTGGATTCCCGAGTGCGGGCTTCCTCGACCCGGCTGGAACGTTTCGACGCCCACGTGGCGAACAGTCCGGCGATGATCGCGACAGCGACCGGGCCGACGTAGGGCAGCCAGTCCTTCACTTCCACTGGTGCACCACCCTGTCTCGTGCGATGTCGCTCACACGCCATGCCGGAACGACAGCCATCGCGAGGATCGCGAAGCCGACACCGCCGCGGCCCAGGTCCCCGCCGACTGCACCGGCGAGGAACACGGACACGGCGTACAGCATCAGCAGCCCGAGGAGTAGGCACTTTCCGCAGAACTCCATGCGCCACAGCAGGGCGGGGAACGCGATGCCGACGAGGCACACGAGAGCTGTGACGGAGAGAGTCAGGCCGAACGACTGGGCGTACCCCTCACCGAACGAGTCACGGAGGGCGGGGATGCCGCCTGCATACCCGAACACTCCGAACCCGATGCAGAAGACGTCGAAAAGGGGCAGCCCGACGCGGAGCAGCCACCGCACGCGTTCGTCTTCGGCGTCCACTCCGGTCGGACCCCAGATGGATGCGGCGAACAACCGCTTGGACAGTTGGATGAGTCGCATCCGAGCCTCCTGGGGTTCAGCTGTGCGGCTGGTCGGTGATCTGCGGCGGCGACACTTCACCGATCTGCTTCGCTGCCGCCTGCCGTTCCGCCGCTGACTTCGGCACCGAGCCGAGACCGATCTTCGTCAGCCATTCGTTCACGGTCGGGATCGCCATGACGCGGGACAAGCCAGCCGCAACCGCCGTCACGACAGCCGCTGCAGAGACGAGCCACAGGTACACCTTCCCGTCGACCGGCAGTCCGAGCGCCGCGATGATCGTGGGCAGCACTCCGGCGAACGTGAGGAACGCGGGGATGCCGACCTGCACGATGGTGCGGAGGACTCGCTGGGTAGCGAACCAAATGGGTTCGACGCTGATGTTGGTCTTCTCGTGGTCAGCCATCACTTCTCCTTCACGGGGATGCCGAGCTTCTTGGCGATCGCGCGGATGGTGATCAGCGCTTCCTTGAGTCGGGAGTCACCTGCGGTCAGGGCACGGATGCCGATGACGGTCTCCTGAAGCCGCGTCTGGTCGGAACCCGAACCGGTGAGTTCGCTCTTGATGAAATTCATGTCTGACTGCAGCGAACCGACCGCGCGTGCGACGTCGGCAAGCTGCTGAGCCTGCGTGGGAGTCATGTCTTCCTCTTCCTCGTGGATGATGGCGTTGTAGACGTTGATGTCCGGGTACGGCGGGAAGTGGGGCGGCTTGGTGTCGCCTTCGATGTGCCACGGTTCCGGGGTGATGAAGAACCGTCCGGTCCACGTGAACCCGCGCAGTTCGCACTGCTCGTGAAGCCACGCAAATTCGTCACCGGTCAGTGCACGGTTGTGGCCGTTCGCCGTCGTCACGCCCGCATCGATCGCGTTGCCATGCGTGGCCTCGTCATGCCGTGACGTGTACGGGAACGCTGCAACCGGGTAGCCGGTGCGGAGGTAGTTGGCGTACAACTCCTGCTGACGTGCCCGTGTGCGCCGCCCCTCGTTGGGCGTGAGACGGTCGCCGTCCTGGCCGAACTTCGCGGCGTAGTCGCGTGTCAGTGACAGCCACTGCGATGCGATCGACGGGGAGTTGACGTACTGCATCTGCCCGAACAAGTCCGGGTAGGACGAAGGGCCAATCGGATACCAGGCCACGTGTGGCCTCCTTCAACGACGAAGAGCCGCCCCAGTGGGGACGGCTCGGAAATGGATGGTGCGGCGATTACTGGCCGGGTACGAACTGCACCTGGTCAAGCGATGGACGCGATCCGACTGGCGCGGACACGAGCCCGTTGGGCATGACGGTGACCGTCGTCATCTGCCCGGTCGCGAAGTCGTTGTCCGTGACTCCGAAGCGGAGCATTTCGAGCGGGCGGTAGCCCTGCGGGAGGGTGAACATGCCGACCGCGTTGCCGGGGGTCTGGGCGAATCCGGAGAGCACGACGAAGCCGTTGAAGAAGCGGTAGCGAGGTGGGCGTCCGGCGGTGCCGGCCCCCCATCCGTTCAGCAGGTTCGCGATGTTGCGGCCGGTGTCTCCGAGGACGACTGCGCCACTGACCGGGTCGCGGATCTCGCTCGAGTAGAGGGTGCCGATCAGTGCCGCCGCGGTCTGCATCTTGACCGTCGATGGCCCACTGCCGGGGTTGATGATCGTGGAGTCGCCGATGAAGACGCCGCCGCTGTTGAAGCTGATGCCGTTCTGCCGAGCCGACGCTCCGGATGGCGGGACGGAACCAGCAGCGATGCCCCGCATGTCGCCAGCGATGTTGTTGTCGTCGTCGTAGAAGTAGATCCGGCCGCGGCCGGTCTCGTCCTTCCGGATCTCGACCCGGGTGCCGGTGAGGGCTGTACGCACGACAGCAGCAATGATGTCCTTCGCCTGAACGACGTTCGCGAAGAGGTAGTCGATGACCGCCTGCTTCATCGTCGCGCCCTCGGTCACGAACAGGTTCTCGACGTTGACGGTTTGCAGATTCGCTGTCGCCGCCGCGATCTTGATGGCGACGAGATCGGCGATCGAAGCATCACCTGCGGTCAGCTTCGCGACGTCCACGTACGCCAGGACCTCGGACGCGATCTTCCGAGGGGTCCAGACCGGTGCGTCGTCAGTACCCGTCTGCTGCCACTGCCCGACGATGTTCTCGTCCTCGTTCACCTGGAACCATGTCGACCCGGGCGGTGCGGTGCCCTGCGGCTCGGACGCCGAGAACAGGATGAGTGAACCGCCAGCACCAACCACAACGGTGTCGATCTTGTCCGACAGCCCCTGCAGTTGCAGACCGAACGCTTCGCTGATGCGCTGCTGCGCATCCTCGAGCTCTTCCGCCTTGAGCGTGAGGGTGAGGTCCGCGTCAGCAAATCGTGCGTCGAGGTCGTCGCTGTCGGCGGACGCCATCGCCGTCAGGTCGGACGTGGACTCGTCGGCGTCAGCCGAGTCGTCCTGCAAGTCCGGTACAGCATCGTTCGTGATGGCGGCTTCGGCGATGATGTCGCCGGCCGCGAGCCCGTCCGTGTCGTCAGAGTCGCCCACGGTTGACGAGGACAGCTGCGACGAAGAGCCAAGCGTTTGCAGCAAGCGCTCGAGCTGGTACACCGCAGCGGCAAGGTCAGCGTACGAAGTCACTCCGTCAGCCCCTTTCCGTAGGTGAACGAATCAGTGCGCGCGAGCGTGAGGTCGGACGTACCGTCGAGGTTGTCGGTGATACCGAGGATCCGGTGCCACAGCTGGAACTTCCCGAAGTGCGGCACCTGACCCTCGACGTAGATGTCGTCGCCGAAGGAGTACGAACCGCGTGGACTGTTCGGGTGGTCCGCGACGGTGATCTGCTTCACCTCGAACGGCTGCTGCCGGGCGGTGAGTTCAGCGCGGAGCTTCACGTCCATGTTGTGGTTCGACTTCACGTCCTTCGCCTGGAACGTCGCCACACGCCGCAGTCGGCCGTCACGCTTACCGATCGCACGGCGGATCGCGCCGGCACCCTCACCAGCACCGATGCCGTACACGGCGTTCGCGAACTCGTCACCCTCCGCCTCGGGTACGAGTGACTTCGTGATGTTCACGCCCTGCTGGAACGTCGGAGCGCCGTCACCGTCGAGCCGCCGACCGAGACGCGGGTAAGCGATCACGATCCGCGTCGCCGGCAGGTCGCCATCCCAGTAGACGTCCTCGTGCCAGTCGAACTGTCCCGCCTTCGCGAGCTCGTCGATGCGCTGGCCACAGTCAGATGCCTCCCACGGGAGGATCGTGTACGCGCCGCCGTCGTTCTGCTCACGCTGCGTTGCGAGCCGCTTCTCCTGGTTCGCGGCGTCCTTCGCCTTCTTCTTGGCTGCGACGACGACAGCCTGCCGATCGACGTCCTTCTGCTGGTAGTTGACCTCGCGGCGTTGCAGGAGCTTCGCCAGTGCGGCGCGGTTCAGCGCGTTCTGTGCGTCGTCGATGGCGGGCTGGTTCTTGGGCTTGATCTTCTTCGCGGCGATCAGCGCGTCGTTGGCGGCCGTCCGTGCTGCGCTGAGTGCGGTGTAGTCCTTGCGGGACGCTGCGACGACCGCGCGGAGCTTCTTGAGCGTGCCCTTCTCGGTCGTGTAATCCTGCGCGGCGGCGTTGTAAGCCTTGGTGGCGTCGTTCTTCCGCTCCGTAGAGTGGGAGCCGAGCCGGACAGGAGTCGTCCCGAGAACGGTGACGCCGAGGTCGGCGTCGGGGAACGATTGAACGTGCGCCCACAGCTTCCGGACGACGTCAGCCGGGTCGACCTCTGCCGCGTAGTAGGCAGAACCCGAGTACGGGATGCCGTGCGGGTATGTCGCGACCGACGCGAGTTCAACGGTTCCACCGGTGATCTTGATCACGATGCCGCGGAACCGGAGGGTGCCCGCTTCCTGCACAGTGACGACGGAACCCCACTCCTGCAGCAGGGGCAGCCCGTCAGACGCGGTCTGCACTGCGGCGGACAGGTCCATCGTCAGCGTTACCGACCCGACCGCTGACAGCTGCCGGGTGATTGGGCCGGCACTCAGACCGGTCGCGTCGTAGGTGAGGACGTCGCCGGTCGCGGCACGCTGGACGATGAACTGCTGCGTCATGCGGGCCTCGAGACGAACTGAATCTGCGCGTTGTAGTACGTCGAGTCGACGGTGAACAGGTTGCCCGTCCCGGACGAGCGGAGGCCCTGGACTCGAAGCGTCTGTGTCGTTCCCTTGACCGAAGACGGCAGCTTCAACTCACCAGCCGCGACCACCTCAGCCCGCGACTTTTGTCCCGGGTCGGGGTAGTTGTACGAGTACGTCCCGAACGGGTACAGGTCGGATCCGCTACCGAGGACGAGTCGGATCTGACCGCCAACCTGCCCGGCTGTCTGCCCACCCTGGAATTCCAGGCGGGCGATCATGTGCGTCGCCTGCTTCGGGATGTCGATCGCGTACGAGTTGTCCGGCCAGAACGCGAAGCCCGAACCGGTGAGATTGGAACCCCCCGATGCGGGTGCCCCCTGCAGCATGATGCTTCCACTGGACCAGGGGTTCATCAGCTTCCGCAGGTCGGTGATCATCGCGGATGTCACCGTGCCAGTCGACTTTGGTAGGTCGATGCGTGCCAGTGCCAGACCAGACGTTCCCTCCTGTCCCGGAACGTCGCTGATGTCTCGAGCCGTTGAAGGAACACCGACGAGAACGTCAAAACGCGTGTACGGACCGTTGGCCGGATCTGCCGGTGCCTGCGCGTTCCCATCCACATACGGGTTGTCGACTCGCACGATCACCATGTCGGATCGCCCCGACGATGAACCGGTTGCAGCAATCAATACGGAAGGGTCCGTGTTCTTGTTCTGAACCGTGTATGCCTCCTGCGTGGCGAGCGCGTTGAGGATGGAGGCAGCTCCGGACCCGACCTTCACTGCCGCTCCCGGAACGTCGAGCGCGGCCACCTTGAGGTCCCGCGGGTCCACGATGCCCTCGTTGCCGTTCGCAGCGAGGTACGCGAGGAGGCGTGCGACGTTGGGGCCGTGCTCCGCGTCCGGGCCACCGATAAACCAGGGCACACCATCGAGAGCCATAAGGGCTACCTTTCTTCAGGGAGTGGGGTAGACGGATCGCCACGACATGACAGCTGCGGGGCTGCCTGTCGACGCCGATCCAGAAAGCGTCAGAGTGTGCGCCCCCGGTGAAAGAGCGCCCGCCTCGAGAAGGTCAGACGAGCGCGCGAGAGCGGCGATCTGGGTACCGTTGCGGAGGACGCTGCGCATGCCGGGACGGGTGTCGATTGTCAGCGTTTCGTCGTAGCGCAGCGACACAGGCGAGGCGAACCGGAACGCGCCAGCGACAGTCACTACCGGGTTCGTGATCTGACCGTGGATGGTGATGATCGGCCAAGCCGGAAGTTCCCCGTCAACGATGAAGGTGTTGCTTTGCAAGCTCGACCCGCGTGCCACTAGCGGCGACTTCAAGCCGTGCGTGAGAACGTTCCGAGCGGTGCCGTACAGACCTGTACCGCTGGCGCTTTCTCGGAACTCAGCTGTGGAGTAGAGACCAGAGCCAACGGGGTCCTCTGCCACTGCGGCGGGATCGAACAACCCGGAGCCAGGCGGCGTCTCCACCAGCTTGTACGCCTGCGTGTATGGCGTCAGGACTAAACCGCCGCCCTGCGACAGCCCGAGCGGGACTCGGAGAGTCTGCTCGGGTCCGTACCAGAGGTCGTTCTGCGTCGCGAAGTCCGCTGTGATGCCGACAGCGCCGGCATCATCCGGGTAGAACGTCGGGGTGATCCGACGAGGCCGACCAAACGTCGACCGCCCCGATGGGGCAGTCAGCGTCGCGGTCGCGCCCGGCGTCCGGCGGATCGAGTCAGCCCGCCACACCCGCCGGAACGCAGCATGAAGGGCGTTCGCCTCAGCATCGGTCTCACCGACTGCAGTGAGACCGAACGCGATGGTCTGACCAGACGTCGAGTCGATGCCGAACAAGGAGCCGTCGACTCCCGGCAGGTCAGAGTCCTGGTTGTCCCGGTTCGGGTCCCCGATCTCCGGAGCGACCGCGAACGGATACCGGGTGGACTGCGGGCCGAACAGGATGGTCCCGTCCGTCCCGCAGTCCAGCTGCCAAGCACCTGTCATCGTCTTCCCCCTCGGCGAAGTGTCCGTAACGTGTGCATCGTCTGGTCAAGGTCCTGCCGAACATCGCCGCTCGAGACGAATGACAGCGCCCCGACCAGAGGTGCTTCTTGCACCGCTCGGCCACCACCGGACAGTGCGTCCGTGATCTGCGGCGTCAGCGGCACTACGGCCTCGTCGTAGCGGCCCTCGCCGAGGTTGGCGAGAATGCCACCGGGTCGGCGGCTGACGACTCCACCGAGCGCCATCTGCGGTACTGCGCCGCCCTTGAACTCGAAGTGCCAGGGCTCCCGCTGTGAGAAACCGAGTCCGGTGTTCGCCCAGCCGTACTTCGCGCCGTTCGCGCGGAGCCACGCCTGACCGCCGGCAACATCCGCGGCCCGACCGAGGCCGTGCACGGATGTGCCGATCGGTGCAGCGAGGTTCCCGCCTGCCTTGAACAGCGACCAGCGGTACGCCTGCGCCTTGAGGTCGCGGTAGCCCTCCGTGAGCCGGAGGATGCCGCCGGACGCCTTGTTCGCGGCGTTCCATGCAGCTGCCGCGGCCTTCGTGAGCAGCCCACCAGTCGGTCCGACGCCAGAGCCCGGCGCGAAGCCGGACGCCTTGCCGAGGACGCTGGACGGAAGGTTCCCGTTCGCGCCGTTGCCGCCGAAGGGGTTCAGGCCGCCGAGGTCGCCGATGCTCTGCAGCTTCGAGACGACGCTGTCGAGCACCTTCCGTCCGACACCCTTCGCCATGTCGACCATCGCTCCGCCGCCGGGGATCTTCGACATCAGGCCGTTGGCGAGCTTGCCGAGGGTCCGTATCGGGTCGGAGATCACCGAGGCGGCGGTCCCTGCGGCGTCCTGCGCCCAGTTCCACGCCTTCCCGGCCTTGCTGGCGAGCCAGTCCCACGCGCCGGTCGCGGCACCGACGATGCCGCCCTTCGCGAAGCCGCCGGAGAGCAGCGACGCGAAGCCGACACCGCGACGGCCCGCGGCGTTCGCTGCGAGGAACGCCGCGCGGTCCGCAGCGGTCCGCAGCCCTTCGGAGACGAGCACGCCTTCGCCGCGGCGCATCGGCACGAGCTGGTCGTCGCCGCTGCTCATGCGCGATGCGCCGGGCAGGATGCCGCCGCCCGCAAAGCCCTTTGGCAGGGACACCGTCGGGAGGTGGTCGGTGTGGAAGACGTCGGCGAGCTTGTTGAAGTTGCCGATGATGCCGTCGCGGATGACGGTCTCGACGATGAACTTGATCGGGGCCTTCACGACCGATTTCACGGCGTCCCACGCCTTGCCGATGCCGTCCTTCATGGCCTCGAACGCGGCAGGGAGGACGACCCGGGCGACGTTGACGATCTTGTCGAAGACGGGCTTGAGCCAGCCCTGCCAGACTGCGCGGACGACGGTGCCGATCGCGTCGAACACGGGCTTGACCGCGGCCGAGTACAGCCAGGAGAAGGCGGGGCCGAGGGTGACGCGTAGGAACGACGAGACGGCGGAGAAGATCAGCGACGCCCGCGACCACCAGCCGCTGATCCTGTCGCCGATCCACCCGAAGACGGGCGAGATCACGCCGGACCAGAGCCACGTGAAGACCGCGCCAAGGGTGCCGCGGACGAAGCCGACCACGATGCCGAACACGGCCTGTGCCGTCGTCCACCAGGACGAGATGCGGGCACCGATCCACCCGAAGACGGGCGAGATCACGCCGGTCCACAGCCAGAGGAATCCGGGGCCGACGACCTGCGTGAGGATCGCGCCGATCAGCTGGAAGATCGGGGAGATCCAGGCTGACCAGAGGTAGCCGACAGCGTTCCCGATCGCGGTGAGGGGTGGGGAGATGTAGTCCCGCCAGAGCGAGACGAACCAGCCGCCGACGGTCTGCGCCCCGATGACGATGCCGTCGAATGCGGGCTTGATGGCGTTCTGCCACAGCCACGTGAAGCCGGCACCGACCGCGGACACCGCGGACTGGATTGCAGCGAAGGCGGTCTGCACGATGCCCTGCCCGAGCTTCGTCTGCGTGAAGAACCACAGCAGGCCGGCGACGAGCGCGCCGACGATCGTAATGATGATCCCGATCGGACCGAGGGCGAACTTCACGGCGGAGCCGAAGACCCGGAGTGCTCCGGCACCGATGAGGGTGGCGATCGTTCCGACCTTCGTCGCACCGGTCGCGATGCGCTGCGCGAGGCTCTGGCGGACGAGCGCCGACGCGTTCTGGTTCGTGGCGCTGGTGTTGACCGCGGTCGCGGCGGACGACACGGTCATGCCTCGAGCGGTGGCGTACTCGAGGCGGGCGGCTGCGAGGCGCATCGCGTTGCGTCGGATCTGAGCGGGCAGTGCCAGGAGCTCCGCGGTGCGCAGGGCGATCGACGCGGCTGCGGTCGCTCGGGTGGCGAGGGTCCACGCGACGTAGCCGGCGACGATCAGGGGCATGAACTTGATGAGGGTGTCGACGTGGTCGGCGAGGAAGCCGAGGACGCCGGCGAGGACCGTGATACCGCCAGCGGCGAGCTCGGCGGTCGCGCCGCCGATCTTCGGCAGCTGCTGCCCGAAGGCAGAGACCGCGGGCCCGAGATCGACGATCGAGTTCTTGACGGCGTCCAGCGCGCCGGGTGCGTCACCGGCGCGGAGGGTGGCGATGAAGCCGCCGATCGCGTCACGTGCGCCGAGCACGAAGCTGACGAAGGCGGAGTCCTCCTGGATGCCGAATGCCGAGGAGAGCTTGCCGGAGAAGTCGCCCTTGACGACGAGGTCGTAGAGACCGGAGACCCCGCCGAGGATCTTGGCGAAGTCGACCTTGTCGATGTACCCGGCGAGGGCGGTCATCCCGACGTTGAGCTTGTTCGACAGCGTCTCGGCGTAGGGGGCGAGGGCCGCCTGTGCGCGGTCGATCCCGTTCGCCGTGCTGGTGAACAGCTGCGGTGCGGCCGCGACGCCGCCGGCGAGGAACATCGCTCCGACGCGGCCGAGGGCTGCGCCGACGTTCGCCCACGCACCGCGGACGGTCTTGCCGGACGCGAGGGCCGCGCCGCCGATGTTCTCCTGGATGACCTTGCGGAAGGTGGCGGCGTCGACCTTGCCGTCCGTGACCATCTTCGACAGGCCGTCGGCGGAGACGCCGTACTCCTTCTGCAGCCACTGGAAGATCGGGATGCCGCGGTCGGCCAGCTGGTTGAGGTTGTCGGTGTAGACCTTGCCGCTGGTGGTGGTCTTGTTGATGATCGAGCCCATCTCGTCGAGCGAGACTCCGGCGATGGTGGCCGCATCGGCGGTGAGCTTGAGGTACTTCGTCAGGGACTGGCCGGGCTTGATGCCGGCGGCGACGGCGTTCGAGGCGACGCCGGCGGCGTCACCGAGGCCGAAGGCGGTACCGCGGACGGACTGCAGAGCGCTGTCCATGATCTTCGCGATGCCGGCGGTTGAGGTCTTGAGGCCGGTGAGCTTGCCCTTGGCGTCGTCGATGTCGAGGAGCCGGGAGAGGCCCTTCTTCGCGGCGACGCCGGCGATGGTCGCACCGATGGCCGCGACGCCGCCGCCGATGATGGCGGTCGACTTCGCGGCCATCGACCCGACCGACTTGAGGAAGCCGGGCGACATCTTCTGCCCGACCGAGACTCCGAGTGCCCCGGGGTTGATCTGACGCTCGATGGCGCGGCCAGCCCCGCGCGCCTGGGGCACCACGGAGACGTACGCGATCGCAGACTCAGTCGACATGCGTCAGTCCCTCCTTGTTCCTTCGCAGCACCTCCCGAGCAGCTGCAGGGGAGAGATCGGTCTTGCCGAGACGGTTGGTGTTGGCGTCTCGCCAGGGGCGGGGGTAGGGCTTCGGCCGGGGGCTGCCCTTGGTCCACTTGGAGGCGGCGAACTGGTCGATCGAGTCCGCGGCCTGGATCCACTCGCGGCTGACGGGGAAGTCCCACCCGTTGCGTGCCGCGAAGAGCACCGAGGAGGTGTCACGGGTGGCGACACGCAGAAGGCGGTCGACCTTCACGTGGTCGACCGCCTTCTGGCGCTGCTCGTCGGTGTAGCTCTCGTCGTCGCCGATGTCGTCGCTGTCGATGCCGAGCTTGTGGAGCTCCCACGCCAGTTCGTCGGGGTAGGACTCCGCTAGTTCCCGGAGTCCTTCGATTCCCCCAGGCCCACGTGCTCCGACCAGTGCTCGAAGACGACGTCGAGGTCAGCGAGGTCGATGACGGCCTTGAACGACTCGGGGATGACGGCGGCGTAGAAGGCGTCCATCAGCGCGACGCCGAGGTCCTGCTGCCACTGTTCCTGCACGTCCTTGGCCGGGTTCTTCGGCTTCTTGTTCTGCGCCTGGATCGTCAGGATCTCGGGCGGGATGCGTCCGGGGAGCGTGTACTCGTTGCCGTCGTACTCGACGAGGAGCGGCGGGCGGCTCTTCGCCTTGATCTGCAGCGCGCGGACGGCGGTGGTCTCGGTCATGCGGTTCTCCTGGCTCGGTTGAGAGTGCTCGGGTGAGGTGGGTGGTGTGCCGGGGCCCGAGCGCCCCGGCACACCGGTCGGTCACTTCGCGGGCGTGGTCGCCTTGGAAGCGGTCTTCGGGGCCGGCGTCGGGTCGACGTCGGCGGTCGAGGCCGGCGCGGACGGCGTGGACGGCGCGCTGGCGGGCGGGGTGACCTGGACGTCGGGGCCGGTGATGCGGACCCAGTAGTTCTTGTCCAGCACCTCGCGCTGCTCGGCGGTGACTTCCCGGATCTCGTCGGTGTGCACGTGGCGGACGAAGACCTTCTGCGAGTCGGTCATGATCAGGCCCCCGCGGTGGTGTCGAGGGACCCGTACCACTTGACGGCCGAGTAGGTCTCACCGGTCTCGTCGTCGGTGATCTCGTAGCTCTGGACGGTGACCTCGTAGCCGATGGCCTCGCCGTTGGCGTAGACCTGGTCGCCGACCTCGGTGATCTCGCCGTCCGGGATGTCGACGCGGATCAGGTCGTCCTCGTCGATGATGTCGACGGCGAACATGCGACGGCCGCCGGTCTTCGACGGGTTGATCTTGATCGAGCCGTTGGCTGCGACCTTCCCGCCGTAGTAGAGCTCGATGTTCTCCTTCTTGGTCTCGAGGAGGATGAACTGGTACTTCATCGAGGACTCGGTGACGACCTCGCGGACGAGGGCACCGTTCTGCCAGGCGCGGATCTGGTTCGTCGATCGGTCGCGGGTCTCGGTGACGCCGCCATCGCCGATGTAGCCGTGGTCGATGTAGCCGGTGAGGGCGCTGGTCGCGCTGCTGGGCCGCGTGACGGTCTTCGGGGCGCTGTACACCGCGCCCGTGACCGCTACGCGGACGTTCTCTGCTTCGAGGGACACGTGGGCCCTTCCTTCCAGTTGTGGTGTGGTGGGCGTGTGCCCCGGGGTCCCTGCTCGGCGGGAGGAATGCGAGAAGCCCCGCCGGTCGGCAGGGCTTCGGGTGTGGGCGGCTCAGAGGCTGCGGCCGCGGTGCTGCAGTTCGAGCTCGGCGGTCTGCTTGTAGAAGCCGTCCGGCGCGGGGTCGGGGTTCGGGCCGCCGTTCACCTCGAGGTGGGTGATGGGCCGGCCGTCGACCATGCCGCCCGGCCCGCGGGAGGCGACGAGCGCGAGGACGAGGTTCGTGAGGTCGACCGTGGTGCCCTCGTCGTCGGTGACGACGTCGACGGTGACGTAGGAGGTGCGGAGCGTGTTGCCGGTGCCGCCGCCGGGGCTGGTGGTGAGGACGACGGATCGGCGGCTCTTGGCAGGCTGCCGGTTGGAGACGTCGACCCCGGCGGCGTACGCCTCGGTGCGGGTCTGCAGCAGTTCGTCGAGGCGTCCGATGAGGTGAGCGAGGTAGTCGCCGTAGACGATGCCGTGCACGGGGCCTCCTAGCGGGGCTGGGCGTTGCTGAGGACCGCCCGCATGGCGGCGACGAGGCGGGCGCGCTCCCACACCTCGGCCTCGATGCGCAGGCGGACGCGGGAGTTCGAGGTGCCGACGCCGGTGCGGATCGCGGTGACGGTCGCGCCGGGGATCTGGGCGGCGATGTCGTCGGCGAGGGGGCGCAGCTGGTCCTCGATGCCCTTGGATGCGAGGACCGCGCCGAAACCGCGGCGGTTGAGGACGACCCGGGACTTAGGCACTGACGGACTCCGATCGGGACAGCTGCACGACCGCCCCGGGGTTCCAGCCAGAGAGCCCGGCCGACCAGTCCGCCTCGTTGCCGAGGACCCGGTAGCGGATGCCGCGGACGGTGATCTCGTCGGCGGCGGCGACACCGATCGGGGTTGGTAGGTAGAGGGTGATGCGGGTGTTGGCTGTGTCCTCGGCGGTGCCTGTGACCTCGTCGCCGAGGTTCGGGGCGACGAGGACGCCGTCGAGGTCGTCGTCCGCGTCCTCGAGGATGGGCTTGTTGTAGCGGTCGCGCTTGCCGGTGTCGGTGCGGTGGTGCCAGGTGACGGTCTCGCCGGTCATCAGTACCCGCCCTGCACGATCAGGCCGTAGGACGTCACCCGGTACGACTGCGCGGTCCGGAGGTCGTCGGGAGCGAGCCGCGGGGACGCGCCCTGCGCCCACGATGCGTACGTCTCCTGGACGCTGAACGGGCCGCGGGTCTCGCCGCGCTGGGTGACGCCGGCGCGGGCCCGGGGGTCGGCCTCGAGCAGCTGCGCGACGATGCCTGCGACCGTGAGGCGGACGAGGTCGGGGATCTCGTCATAGCCGTGCTCGTAGTCGACCACGACGAAGGTGCCGGTCTGCGCCGGGACCTCGAGGCGCTGCCCGAGGAAGGTGAAGCGGTCGCCGGGCTCGCCGTCGACGCTCACGATGCTCTGCACGGGCCGCTGGGGCAGCGTGACCGCGCCGGCGGTCACCCGGAGCCGGTTGGTGGACCGGCCCCGGGTGAACTGCTGGCGGGCTGCGAGGCGGAAGAGCTCGGACACCTTGAGGAGGTGCCCGGGTGCCTGCTTCGTCTCGGAGGGGGTGAGGTCACGGCCGAGGGCGTCGGAGACGTCGGTGGACTTCGCCAGTGCGTTGTCGGCCATGACCTCACTCCTCTCAGGACGCCGCGGGGGCGGTGGTGCTGAACGTGACCTTGATCGCGCGGACGAACTGCAGCGTCGGCTTGTCGTTCGCGTCGAGGACGAGCGAGCCGTCCGCGTTCGTCTTCGGGTCCGTGACGACGGAGCCGCCAGCGAAGGCGTGGACGATCGACCGGTCCCGGAGGTGGTCGCTGTCGTAGTCCCACAGCTGCGTCACGGCGAGGCCGTTGCCGGCCGCGACACCGCCGCCCTTGGCGACACCGTTCGGGACCACCGGGGCCACGACGACCCAGGCGATCGCCGACTCGTGCACGAAGTACGACGCGGTCGGGTCGAGCTCGTCCATCTCGACGATGGTGAACCCGCCGAGCCGGCCGACGACGCCCTCGCGCAGCGCCTCGGGCAGCCCCGAGGTGTCGACGTCGAGCAGCTTCTCGGTCGATGCGATCGCCTCGGAGACGTCCGCACCGACGAGCCAGTACCGGCCGGTGACCGGGACGTGCGCCTTCTGGAACAGCTTCCGGGCGCGGATCGCGACCTTGCGCGGGTCGGACTCGACCGGGTCGGCGGAGTTCGGGTTGAACTTCACCGAGTTGACGAACGTCGCGCCCGTGAGCGTCGAGACGACCACGGCGGCGACGGCGTCGCCGACCGCGGCGACCTGCGGGGACTGGACGTCGCGGACGTAGTCGACCTCGTCCAGCGTCTCCTCTTCCGGGGAGAGCGCGACGGCGCTGTAGATGTGCCGGTCCAGGGTGACCTGGATCTTGGTGTTGACGAGTCGGTCGATGACGATCGCGTCGTCGCCGCGCCACTCCTTCTCACGGGCGACGAGCACGGCCGGGCGCTTGATGCCGACGGTGTCGCCCTCCGCGCCGCGGAAGTCCGCGACGCCGAGTTTCGTGGTGAAGAGCCCGGGGGCCTTGATGGTCTTCCGGAGCAGAGCCAGCGCGGTTGCCGCGAGCTTCGTGCCCTTGTTGAAGATGTTGTTGTCCGCCACGGTTCCTCCTTGGTTGTGTGTTGTGGCCGCTTGGGGTTCGTGGCGAACGCCAGCGGGGGTTACCTGGCGGTTGCTGCCGCCACGACGTCGTCGACCGACATCTCGCCTTCACCGATCGGCTTCCCGGTGCTGCCCTGGCCGTCAGCGGACGGCGCGGCGGGCGGGGCCGGGACGAGTGCGAGCAGTTCGTCGGCGTGTGCCTCGAGCTCTTCGCGAGTCGAACCGCGGAGAGCGGATGCGCTGATCTTCCGATCGGCGAACTTCTTCTCCTCGGCCACCTCGTCGCGGAGCTTCGCAGCGGCTTCCTTGGCCTCGCGTTCCGCGTTGACCTTCTCCGCCGCCTCGGCGCGCGCCTGCAACTTCTCGAGCTCCGACTTCGTCGCTTCTTCGTGCTCGTCGAACTTCTTCGCCTTGTCGGCGTTCGACTTGGCCTGCTCCTCGTTCTTGCGGGAAAGGGCCTTCCACTTCTCGGCGTCGGCAAGTGCCTCTCGGAGCGCCTTCTGCTCCGGCGTTTCGCCGGGCTGGGTCTCGTCGGGCTTCTCGGGTTCTGGCATCGGTATCTCCCGTTTCGGGTGGGTGGTTTGACCGTTTCGGTCACTCCCCGCGGGTGCGGGGAAGTCAGTTGAGCGCTGCGATGTCCGCGGCGCTGGTGAACTTGTCGGACCGCCACGCGAGGGTGGGGCCGAGCTCGCCGTGGTCGTTGACGACGACGAGGTCCGTGAAGTCGCTGAGCGGCTTGCCGGCGGCGGACGTCTTGCCGAGGCCGAGGTCTCGCGCGCCGCGGTCGGTGCCGCCGAGCTTCTGGTCGATGAGCGCATGGGTGCGCTCGAGCAGGTCGGGGTCGAGGATCGTGGCCGGCCCGTCGGCCTCCTTGACGGGCTGCACGCCGCAGTCGCAGCCCGGGTGGATGGGCATGAGCGTCGACTTGGAGTACTTCTGCGTCGAAGCGATCGCGCACAGGGCGCAGTTCTCGAGGCCGGTCAGGACCCGGCGGTAGCCGTAGAACCCTGACTGCTCGAGCGCGCGCTGCGCCTGCCGGTTCTTCGCCTGCTGCAGTTCGGTCGAGACGATGCTGATCAACCGGTCGAGCCCGTACGCCACGGCCGCGTCGAACGGAGAACCGTTCGAGAGCGCCGTGTACAGGGTGACCGCGCCGCGGCGGTAGACGTCGGCCGAGGGGGTGCCCCGGTAGCCGAGGATCGCGTCACGGTCGACCGTCGCACCGGCGCTGGTGCCGGCGGCAAGGGCCGCCTGCCCGATGTAGGCGTTGGTCAGCGTCGCGGTGGCGATCTGGCCGGCCTGCACCTGCGGGAGGATCTGCGAGATCAGCCGGTCGATGTCGGCGTCGCGGTACGACGGCGACGCGTCCCACCGGGCGGCGGTGAGCGCGAGGGTCCGGTCTCGGATCTGCTTCGTCGTCGTCTGGTGGGCCGCGGTCAGCTGGTCAAGCGTTGCCAGCGCCACCGGCTGCTCCGATCAGGGTTGCGGCGAGCAGCTGGTCGGTGGCGGCGTCAGCTTCGTCCTGCGCGATCTCGTCCGGCGACATGCCCATGATGTTCTGCTTGATCCACCGGGCCGACATGCCGGCGTCCTTCGCCTGCTTCGCGGCCAGCGTCTTCTCCGTGAAGGAGACGTGCTCTGGCGGCAGCCACAGCAGTTCGACCGTCTCGCCGTCGTCGATGCCGAGCGCGCGGAGAGCGTCGAGGATCGAGCCCTCCATCGGCGCGGTGGCGCGCGCGATGCGGTCCTTCGCCTTCTGGATCTCGCCCTCCTTCGCGTTCGCCGCGCCCTCCGCGGACTGGTTCTCGCCCGAGGGGATGAAGACCGAGATCGGGGTGCGGGTGACGCCGGCGAAGTCGCGGGCGTCAGCCTTCTCACCCTCGAGCAGCGGACGGATGTCGGTCTGCTCGGACTCCCACACGTCGATGCCCTCGGGCAGGTCCCAGAGCGCGCCGGGGGCGGGCTCGAGGATCTTCGCCCAGTCGATCGAGTTGCCGTCTTCGTCCTCGGCGGGCAGTCCGCCCTTCATGGCTCGCTGCTTGAACGCTTGCATCGCCGTGACGACGAGGCGCTGCAGCTTGCCGAGATTCGCTCGGTCGATGACGTCGGTGTGCGTCTCGAACTCGGCGACGCTGTCCTTGTTCTCGAGGACGAACACCGGCACGCCGCCGGCGTACGTCTCGGCGGGACCGAGCTCGTCCCAGTCCCCGTCCACCAGGGGACGCGGCGTGCCGTTCTCGTTCGTGGAGTTGCGGACGAACTGCTGGCGGATGCCGGGCAGCCACACGAGCGCGTGGTCGAGGCCGGTGTCCGGGTCGCGCCATGCCTTGAGGGCCGCGCGGGCACGCCAGGGCTGCGTCGGGTCGGGGGCGGTGATGACCTGCTCGGGCATCTCGGAGGTGATGATCGGAGCGCCGTTGCGGACACCGGTGATGAGGTAGCCGACGCTCGTGGTCAGCATGTTCGAGATCGCGTCCGCGAAGACGACGTCGAGGCGGTTGTCGCGCCAGACGCGGCGCGCAGCGAGGACGCCCGGGCTGGTCATCGACGTCCCGACCCGGACCCCGTTCGGCACCATGCGGCCGCCCAGCGACTCGCAGGTGAGGCCGCCGTAGTTCGTGCGGGCTTTCTTCTGGAAGGCGACCCACGTCGCCCTCGTGTTCTTGCCCATCTCGGGCAGGGGCGCGTTCCCGTTGGCGTACGACCGGTTCTTCGCGATGCGCTTCTGGCGGGCGTCGAGACGCTTCGCCAGGATCGGGAGCCATTCGGCGGGTGTGGTAGCCACAGGACCCCTCTCAGTAGATGCGGCGGGCGGCGGTCTTCTTCTTCGTGAGCTTCGCGCCGAGCGCGTCGATGCCTGCCGCGTAGGCGAACATCGCGCCCCAGGCGGCGTCGATCTTCGAACCGTCCGGGTCGTGTTCCGGCTTCATCAGCACGTACCCGGACCGGCGGCGGTCGCGGCGTGCGTTGATGAAGTGGGAGGTGAGCTCGGGCGAGCCGTCGTAGGTGATCGACTCCTTGCCGGCGGAGATCGCCGACTCGAGTTGGTCGAACGTGCCCGTCGTCCGGGCGAGGTCCTTCTGTCGCCATCGGATGGGCTCGTCGCGGGACATCCGGACCTTGAACCGCTTCGCGTACTCGGCCTCCCACGTCTTCACGTGCCCGGCCCAGCCCGCGGACGGGTCCGCGTAGAACCCGACGACGTTGTAGTCCTTGAACGCCTGCCGGACGGCCGCCTCGATCTCGAGGACGGGCGGACGCCAGCCCTCGCCCTTCGGCCCGTCGGGCTGCTCCCACACGCCGATCTGGAAGAGGTGCTTCTGCGTGACGGAGTAGCCGATCAGGACCGTCGAGTCGGCGGTGCCCTTGCCGGGCTTGCGTCCCTCCGAGCCGTCGAAGCCGAGGGTCACGGGCTCGGTTTTCGAGATGACCTTCTCGAGATCCTGGATCGCGCGGAGCTCGGGCTGCGAGACGAACGAGTTCGTCGCGTGGGTGATCTGGTTGAGGAAGTCGGCGCGGAGCACCTGCGGGTCGTTCGAGGTGTCGAGGAACGCCAGCGCCTGCCGCTCGATCGGGGCCCACCCGGGCTCGCACGGCGGCTCGTGGATGACGCAGCCGTCGGGGTGGTCCGAACTGTCCCCGTACGCGTACCGGAGGCCGGCGATCAGGGACTCGCGGTCCGCCGGGTCCGTGTCGGCCGGCGCTTCGCGGTGGTCGTACAGGATCTGCCGCGCGGCAGCGAGGTCGGGGTACTTCCCGGACTCGATCAGGTCCCAGTCGCGCGCGGACGCCTCGGCGACCGAGTTCTCACCCGGGGTGAACGCGTTCGGGGACTCGATCGTGATCCCGGACGCCTTCGTCGAGTTGTTGCGGATGTTCTGCGCGAGGCGGAGACCGCCGTTGCCCTTCACCCACTCTTCGGTCTGGTCCATGATCGCGGCGACCTGGCCGGGGAGGCCCTTGATGGACCGACCGGACGAGGTGCGCGGCTCGATCTTGCCGCCGGGGATCCCGATGAACGTGTCCATCGGGTCGACGTCGAACTCGTTCACGAGCGCGTCGAGGCGGGCCATCTCGAGCATCGGTGCCCACGTGTTCTGCACCTGGTCGTCCGAGGTCGCAGTGACCGGGACGTTGATGATCGTCTTGAGGTCAGACCAGGGCCGGGCGACCGGCTGACCGTCGGCGTCCCAGCCGTCGGGCACGACCTCGAACAGCGCTTCGCTGATACCGATCGCGCCGAGGTTCGGGGACTTGCCCCAGCCTCGGGGGCGCTGGATGATGGCGCGCGTCTTGATGCGCTTGCAGGTGAGCGGGTCGATCTCGTAGAGACGAATCAGGAACTCAAGCTGCTCGCGCGTGACGAAGTACTCCAAGTACTCGGCCATCTGGTCGGCGACATGGAAGCCGAGCGTCGGGAACGTCTCGCCATCGAGCGGTCGCCACGGCATCAGTCCGCCGTCGCTTCCGGGGGTAGTGCGATGCCGCCGAAGCGGTCACGTGAGCTCGTGCGGCGGGCCGTGGTCTTCGTCTCCGCCTCCTCGGCCTGCGCGAATGTGATCCGAAGCCGCGCGCGGTCCTCCGGGGTCGCGCCGAACTTCGCCGTGCGGAGCCGGAGCTCGGCGGCGAGCTTGATGTCGCCGTTCCAGTAGCGCGCGTGTATGAGCGCGGTGTCGCGCAGCTCCGACCAGTCGGTCGCGGTGAAGTCGAGCGAGAGGGGCGACGTCGCCCACATGTCCCACCACTCGCGGGTGATGGCCGGCCACCGGAACTCGCGGAGACCGCCGTCCTCCTCGACGGAGATAGTCGGCAGCTCGGGCTGCGGCACGACAGCGCGCGGCAGGATCCGAACGACAGCCGGCTCTGCGTTACGCCGAGCGCGCTTGCTCGAATCCTTCGGTGCGGGTCCTCGTCCAGACATGACGCACCTCTTTCCGATCGACGGCATCAACACCGGCCCGGAACACTCAGGGTGGCGGTGCCTTCTGCAAAGCGGTAGGAAGGTGAACGACAATCACGTCCCGACAAAGGAGTACGACCGTGGTCGATGACAGCGACATCAACGAGTACCGGACCATCACCGGTGTCGAGCAGGAGAATCTCATTGTCGAGGGCGGGCAGCAGTTGACCTTGCTCGGGACCGCTCATGGCTCTGTGCATGTTCGCGAAGGCGGGCGTCTTTACCTCGGGGGCGTGGAGGCAGGCGCGCTCTCCGTGGATCTCGGCGGTGAAGCCGTGATACGCGGGCGACTGGATGGCGGGATCGCCCACAACGACGGGGACATCCTGGTCGCGGAGGGCGCTTTCATCGGTGATCTCGTCATGGGAGCCAGCGGTCTTGAGCACCCCCGGTCGGGCACGACCTATACGGTGACGGACAAAACGCCCGTCCACCGCGTAGCTGGAGTTGGCCGTTCCATCACTCTCGCCTGATCTGCGAGTTTGCGTCAGGAGTTGAGATCTCCAGACCCGTACAGGGCTGGAGCCACAGCACCTCTACGACCGGACGCGCCCCCGGGGGAGGGGGTGGTGGGGGTGGTGCTGTGCACTCGCGTGCGGCTCGTTGATGGTTCGGGTGTCTACCTGAGTCCGGGGTGCTTCTCGCGGGGCTTACGGGCCGACGGGACGCGGGTGAAGCGTCGTGCTTCGAGTGCTTCGCGTGCGGTCTTCTTGTCGTGATGCCATGAGCACAACCATTGAAGGTTCGAGAGTGCGTGGTTGTCGCCGTGCACGATGTGGTCGCAGTCCGTGCCGACCTCGACGCATCGTGTGCCGTCGCGCATCGTCGCTTGGCATCGTCCGCCGGCTCGGTCGCGCACTGTGTCGCGTCGTTCGTCCCAGTCGCGCGGCAGTCGTTGCTTGCGCGTGCTGCCTGACCACTGCTCACCCACGTCGTGCTCCTGCCATCAGCGCTCGTCGTCGACCTGCCATGCGTACAGCGGCGCACCCTCGCCGTCGTAGCCGATGGGCTCGAGCGAGGTGCGGCTGTTCACCCTGGTGCGGTGCGCGCAGTCAGGGTCTGGGAAGCGTGGGACGGGTAGCCGGGTGGGGACTCCGGCTTGCAGGGGGTCCGGGTATCCGGGTGCAACGGGGGCCCCGGCGGTCATGGTCGGGCCTACTCCCGGGTGGGCTGCTCGGCCGCGAGGAATGCGACGGTGCCGTCCGTGAACATCACGTCGACTCCGGTCACTTCACCGAATGCACGCTTGATGTCGATGCGGTCGAGTTTGGTGGTGGGCTCGTAGGCGTGCGCGATGAGTAGTGCGCGGAGGTCACTGAGGTTCACGGCCAGCTTCCATGTCGTCGGCTTGAGTGGTTCAAGGATGAAGTCAGCACTGCTCAGACGTCTCCAGCGCAACACACGGCTAGGCTCGTAAGGTGATCACGACTCTCGCTGCGGAGAGCCTCGACGGGGAATCCTTCGAGGCCCGCGTAATCTCGCCGGACGAAGGACCTCAGATCATCGCCGTCAAGCAGACAACGGTGAAGAGTGGCTTGGAGAGCTACCTAGGCTTCGACCTGATGCTCGATCCGTCAGGCGTCCAGGTCCAAGCCCCGTCTGGGGCGGTCGGATTCCAGATGCGACTCGAGTTCCAGTCGATGGGGAAACGCCGAATGAGCTCGGATGGCGTGACGTTCTACGACGGGGACGTCATCCCGCTGTGGCTTCAGCTGCGAACCGAGATACCAGCGCAGGTGCCGTTCGAGGACGTCTCCATTGAACTGTGGCTGTCTGAGTAGAGAGCGCCCCGGCAGATTCGAACTGCCGACCATCGAGGTAGAAGCTCGTTGCTCTTCCGCTGAGCTAGGGGCGCGTGGTGCCCGACAAGTTGTCGGCGGTGGAGGAGATGATGCAGCCCATCCCTCTAACGAAAGGCGTTACTCATGGCTGCTGATGGCTTCAAGGTTCAGGCGAAGGCTTACGACACCGAAATCAAGCTCTTGGCTCAGATCGACAAGGCGATCGAGGATGGGTGGCCGACTCAGCAGATCCAAGACCTCGCGCTGGCCTATCGCTACGTCTTGGGTGGGAACCAGCCGGGCGCGGTCGTCATCAAGAAGTAGATCCTGACGATCACTAACGCAGCATGCCCGCCGGGGAATCTCCTAGCGGGCATGCGGTGTCACGAAAAGTATAACGCCATCAGTGCCTGGGTTTGTCAAGTCAGTAACGGCAAGTTGTAACTGACAGACCGGGATGGGCCGCCGATAGCTCCCGAGGAACCTAGGGGGACAGATGGACTTGGATGGAACGGCCGCCATCGGCGGTGTGGTACTCGCGGCAATATCCGCGGCGGCGAGTGGGATCGTGGGCCGGGGACGCATGCGTCGGATGGAACGCCTTGTCGACGTGATGACGAAGCTCGAGAAGGATTCGGACGAGCAGAAGATCGTGCTCGGTATGGTCCTGGACCACGCAAGGAGCATGGACTACAGGCAGCGAGGGCCGCGTAGTGGCTTCCAGGTGGTCGTGGCCTGGATCGCGCAAGCCATCGGGTGGCTTTGCGCCTTCGTCGGGTACATCTCCCTCTACCTGCTGCTGGTGCCAGTCCTCTTCCCTGAGCCTTCGAAAGATGGTTCCGAGTCGAACCCCTGGTACAACATCATCGTGCTCGCGCTCCTAGCGCTCCTGTTCATCCTGGGCGGTGTGTGGGTGCGCAACGGGACGAAAAAGACTCGCGGCGACTGGATCGTTCAGCATTCGCCGGAGGCAACTACGCCGTGATCGACGAGGGGCACCCCGCGGACGACCCTGCTCCGCGGGGTGCCCCTCGTTCAGTCGGGCTCATGAGTTGATGCGTGTCGGACCTTGCCAGCGACCGTGCCCTCGAACAGGGGGAACCCGGTCGGCGTGCGGTACTTCTTCATCAGCCTGGCCTGGACCTTCTCAGCCTTCTGCTGCTCCTTCGCTGCGAGCAGCCGGCGGTGGATCTCGTCGGTGTACTCGTCCTGCGTCCACTGGTCCGAGCACTCGACGCAGAGGACACGTGCGCCCTCAGGCGGGAGGAACACCTGCTTGCCCTTCTCCGTCCAGGTCTTCACCTCGGTGAACGGGTACAGCGCCACCCGGCCGCTGCACCCACCGACGCGGCAGCTGAGGTTCGACCAGTGCGGGGTCGCGTTCACCGGGTAGCGCGCGGCTGCCTGGTGAATCTCGTTGAGCTCGGCGGTGAAGTAGTCGACGTCGTCGGGCTGTCGGCGGAAGATCTCCTCGAGGTGAATGAGCAGCCACTTCGACATCATCGACACGTCGTAGCGGGCGTCCGCAGGTGACGAGGCGAGTGGGAGCCCGACGACGGTGCCAGACCGCGCACGCCACGCCCGCTTCGCCGGCCCAGGGGCCTGCACCTTGAGCGTCCCGCCCCAGAACATCGTCGCTCGGACGAGCAGGCCGTAGATCTCGTTCGCGTCGTTGAACGCTCCCTCATTGAACGGCAGCGGGGGTTCGACGCGCTTCGATCGGACGGTGTCGTCTGCGCCTGGCTTCGTCTTGATCGGGATGAGCGCGACCATGTGTTCGATCAGGTCGGCTGCCTGCCGCAGCGCGTCCCGCGCGTTCTCGTATTTTGTGGTGATGTCCGTCACGGTGGCTCCTTCATGGTGGTCTGTGTCGATTGGTTAGGCGGGCATCCAGGGCATTTCGCCCTGGATTCCGCGGCGGAGGTGGGTGGGCCAGTTGCGTTCGTCTCGATCTCCGCGCCAGCGAACGACGGCGACCATGGATGGGTCGTCCTCGAGTGCGCGGAGACCGAGACCGAACTCGGGCCAGCCGAGGAGTGCGGCGGACCCTCGAGGGCGGAGGTCGCGCTCGCCACCGAGAGACTTGCCGTGGCCGGCGTGGGCCTCCATGAGCATCGCGACGCCGCGCTCGCGGAAGCTGTCGAGGGCGACGATGAGCAGGGCTGCGTCGTCGTCGCTGTTGATGGCCTGGCTGACGAGCTTGTAGAGCGGCCCGATGAGGAGGACGTCGGGCTGGTGCTGGTCGAGGAGACGGTGCACCTGGTCGACGTCGGCTTGCCTGGTGAGGTCGAGGCGGACGCCGGCGGATACGAGCGTTTGCTCTCCCGGGTCCGCGGTTCCGAAGGTGCGCGCCATGCGGGTGACGTAGCGCGCGTTCCGGGACCATTGCACGACGCTGTTCTCCGCGTCGATGGCGAGGACTCGGCAGGGCTGGATCTGCTGCATGTGGTTGAACGGATGCACACCGGCGGCCGCCGCGATTGCGAGTTGCCGGGTGAAGTAGCTCTTCCCCGATCCCTCACTGCCGGTGAGCACGAGACGGTCGCGCCGCTCGAGCAGTCCCGGCACGAGCCAGTCCTGTGTGTCCTCGACGGCCAGGACTTCCGTCAGGGTCATCGGCCGCAGTACCGCGGCTCCGACCGCTGACCGTCGCCGGCGCACCTCGTCCTTCACGTCGAGGCGCATCAACTCGTACGCGACCTGCTCCTCGAACATCGCATCGATAGGCGGCGGTTCCTCGTCCGGCCCCGGGTCGCCATCCGGATCCGTCTCGGGAGCTGGTGGCACGTACTCGCGGAACTGCTGCCAGGCATGACCGGCCGCGATGTGGTCGGCCGCGTCCTTCCCGACCCGCGGCTCGACGATCGAGACGGCCGCTTTGCCCTGCAGCAGGTCGCGGACGAGGAGTGCGTGCTTGAGGCCGGGCTCGTCCATGTCGCGGACGACGATGACCCGGCGGCCGTGCAGTGGCGTCAGGTCGAACATCCCGACCTTGCCCGCCCCCATCGCGGCGCAGACCGCGATGAGTCCGATCGACTCGAGCGCGTGGACGTCCTTCTCGCCTTCCGTGAACCAGACCGGGTCTGCGTTCCCGACGCGTTCGACCCGGTACAGGTCGACGCCCTTCGTGTTCCCCGACTGCCGGAACTGCTTGAGCGGTGAGCGATGCACCACTCGGCCGTCGCGGTACTTGTACTCGACGCCCTTCCTCGGTTCGTCGAACAGGTCCGGCATCGTCAAGCCGAGCTCGGCGAGAACGTCGGCGGTCGGGTCCGAGTGGGACCAGATCAGCGTCTGACCTTCCATGCTTTTGATCGACACGGACCGGTCCTTGGCGGAGTGCCCCGGGGCCTGCGCGTCCGCGGCGTCCGAGCCGCGCATCGAGACCTGCAGCCCCTTGCTGTGGAAGGCGTCAATGACGCGGTCGAAGCTAACCCTGCCCATCGGTCTCCTTCCCGACACGGCCGTACTCCTCGTACGTGTACGTGCCGGTCATCAGTGCATTGAGTTCGTGCAGCCGGGCGGCCTCCCGCTCTGCATGCTCGGCTCGCATCACCGCGTCATCCCGCTGCCGGCGCAGATCACGTCGCGTCGTCAAAGGGACACATCCGTGACGGCGGAGGGCCCCGCGCCGAGTTCGTAGTCCTGCTCGATGCAGTCGACCGCCCACCGCTGCCCGAGCGGCGGTGCCGGGTGGGGTCCGCGGAGCTCGCGCTCCTTCGCCCGCTCGATGCGCCACTGCTCGATGATGTGGCCGGGCTCGAGGTACACCCCGGGCCGGTTCCGCCGGTGGGCGGTGAGTGCCCGCTCGGCGGCGTCGAATGGGACGTCGCCGACGACCATGTGCCAGGCGTTGACGATGGCCGGGTCGATGGTGCGGTGGTCAATTGCCGAAGCGACTGTGAGCAGCTTCGAGACTTCGGTCTTGTTCACGCTGTTCCTCCTGTTCGAAGTAGCGGACGACGTCGAGGTTGTTCGCGTACGCGGGTGTCTTCCGGGCGTTGTCGGTCCGGGCTTCGGCGAGCGGGTCGTTCCAGCCCTTGCCGCTGAGCCAGGTCTTGAGGTATGGCACGTATCGCGAGGGAGTTCCTGCGGCGACATGTGCATCCCCGTGGGCGATGATCGCGGCCGTCAGGTCGAGGTCGGGGTGCTGCCTCCGGATGGTCTGCCACTGCTGCAGCGCTCGCGCCTTGTCGTTCTTCCGAGGCCAGTGCGACCACGCGTTCTCGAACGCAGATGGGTAGATGCGCTTATCTGGTGATTCCTCTGGTGATTCATTACTGGAGGATTCATAAGCGCGGTCATCCTGACCGGTTGAGCGCGTCGTGATTGACCGGTTGGGCGAATCAGATTGACCTGTAGTCAATCTGACCGGTTGTGCGCCGAGGGCCAACCGGTAGCGGTCACTGGTGCGGGTCCCGTCTGCTCGCACACGACGCGCGCGGACAATCAGACCGTCCTGCTCGAGCTCGCTCAGCGCCCGCCGCACGGTGCTCACGGCGACGCTCGTCATCTCGGCCAGACGTTCCTGTCCGGGGTAGCAGGAGTTGTACTCGTCGGCCATGTCGGCGAGCGCGAGGAGGACGAGCTTCCGCGTTCCCGGGAGCTTGAGCTCCCACGCCCAGGAGGTTGCCTTGTGAGCCATCGGCTACAGCACCTCCTTGCGGGCCTCGTTCGCGAGGAACTTCCGAACCTGTCGGGCGGCGGCGAGGATCGCGGCCCCGAACTGTTCGAGATCGTTGATGCTCGTGAGAGTTGAGTTGGCGTAGGGCTCGGATGCCGAGACGGTGATGAGGTACGGGCCGACGTGCGTGACGGATTCGTGGTGCTCATCGACTACGTCGGTACGGCTGACATCGACGTCGAAAGTGGGGAGCTCGCTGCTGCCCTGTGAGGGAGCACCGGGGAACTGGACGCGCGCGATGGTGCCATAGTGATCGATCACCGCACGCTCGCGGCCGTCGATGGTGGTCGTCGCGCGTTCGGAGATACGGGACCAGGCCGGGCCCGTGATGGCGCTCATCGCGTCACCACTGCGGGCTTGCCGTTGAGCGTCGCCGCGTAGGCGGACGCCTCTCGGTATGCGGCAGTGAAGGCGAGGAAGGCGCTTGCAGCGAGCGCAGTGTCGTCGGACACTTCGGCGTAGACGACCCACTCGGCGTCCTGCCCGTCGAAACGCTCGACGGTGAGCACCCACCCCTCGCCGCGCCTCTCGTCGGCGTGGTGGTGGACGGGAGTTCCGGTGATGCCGTCCATGCGGTCGATGTGCTTCGTGTTGTCGCAGCCCATAACGGGGCATGGCCGCGGACGGTCCTTCATGAGGCGGAGGATGGCTTCCGTCACCTTCGCTACGTAGCTACGGGTCGGGTCGAACAAACCGTCCTCGACTTTGGCGAGGTAGGCGGTCGACGTGCCAGTCATCGCAGCGACGAGGGGCTGTGAGGCACCGCTGGTGGTGCGGAGGGTCTTGAGGTGGGCTCCAGTCCCACGAGGTGCGGTCTTCATGCGGTCGCCTCCTGCGGCTCGCGGTGGAACGTGGCGGTGAAGGTGAGGGTCGCCGTGTCTGGCTTGATGCCGTCGAGGATGTAGGTGCCGACGACTGTGAACATGAACCGGCCCGGGTCGTCTTCGTCGTCATATCCCCACTGGTGGCCGGATTCCGGGTGGAGGCCGAGGTGGTCCAGCTGGTCGGGGTTGATGCGGTCGGCCGTGAGACGGTCGGGAAAGCGGTCGTTGTGCGGTTCCTGGCGGAGGACCATCACGTATCTGTCACCGATGATCGGCGGGATGCTCGTGTGGTGGCGGACGCCGCTGTTGACCCACGTCATGGCGAGTTCTAGAACATCGGTGCCGTACTTCGCGACGATGTCTTTGCTTGTGTCGGTGGACTGTGGGAGGGTGCTTGTTGTCAAGGTTCTGCTCCTTCGGGAGAGTGAAGGCCGGTGTTCCAGCACCGGCCTTCGACGTTGTTGGTGCGAGGCAGGACGTATTGCTCGTGCCATGCGGTTGAAGTGCTTGGTTCCCGCCGTGTGGTGATCGCTTGGCCCGGTACAGGCACCCCGGCGCGCGGGGCCATCTACGGCGGTCTTGCCGGGGCGAGGCGACGGGTTGCCCAGCGACGGGTGCCGTTTACGCCTCGCGGTGTTGCTCACGCTGTTCAGTTCTCAAGGTGCGGATGCGGCGACGGCGTACTCGTCAGAGCCGTTTCGTGGCGCGCCGGCCAGCGCCCTCCGTGTGGCGCGTGGTTCGGAAGAAGGGGGAGCGGCTAGGAGCGCTCGGGGAGATTGGCTGCGTGGCGGTCGAGGTCCTCCTTACGGAACTTGACCCTCTTGGTGTCGCCGACAGGTATCAGTTCACCCTTCGCACGGAGCTCATCGATGTCGCGGAGCGAGCAGCTGAGGTAATACGCGGCCAGTTCGCGGGTGAAGAGTGCAGGCGCGAACTCGATTCGCGGGTTCAAATGGGCACCTGGTCAGCAGGGCTTCCGCTGACGAGCCGTTCGTTCTTCGCGGGGCGGGGCGAGGCGTCGACCTGAGCAGCCGCGGCGGTGCCAGGTAGTCCCACCACGGACTGGTTAGAGCGAGGGCTAGAAAACTGGGTGTCCAGCCACGCTGCGAGCTGGTCGGCGTCCCACATGAGGCGGCCGCCGATCTTCGCATGCGGGGGTGCTGTCCGCCGCTGGATCATCCAGCGAAGCTGCGACGGCTTCTTGCGCAACGCTTCGGCCGTTTCGTTAAGCGTCAACAATCGGCGTAGGAGGGGAGTCTCGAGTGCGGATCTCGTAACAGGCATACGGCCCCTTTCGGCGAGGTTGCTGCTGTGCAACCCCTTGCGAGAACAACACTACACGATCATGCGCATCTCGCAATAGGATGTGACTGTGCAAAACAGCGATGAGCAGACCCTCGAGCAGAGGTTCGGCCAGATGGTCTATGAGACCCGACGCGTGCTCCGGGTGAGTCAGAAGGACTTGGCCGCCAACCTCGAACAGCTCGGGCTACACCTCGATGCGTCGGCCATCTCCCGTATAGAGAAGGGGACTCGCGCGCTCCGGCTGAGCGAAGCAGCGACGATCGCCAGCACTCTTGGCTTCGCCCTCGCGGACGTCGAGGCACCATCTGACCCTGCAGAGATCTTTGCCATCAGGTCCAAAATGGTTGAGAACGGCGTTGCAGCGGCGGAGGAGGGGATGCGGGCGTTTGTTGAGGGGCTCGAGGAGATGTCCTGGCTGATCGATCGAGCGCCTCACGTTCTCGCCGCACTCGGGGGTGACGGTCTTGATGCGCCTACTTCCTTCGTGTCGTACATCGAATGGCTGACGGCACGTTGGCTCCGTGACGGCCCGAGTGGGTTCGTTGAACTCCTGGGACCAGAAGTCGAGGCAGCACGAACAATGCTGACTGTCATGGCGTCCAGCATCGTTCGAGAGCCGGGCCGCATCCGGCTCCCAGCTCGGGACTAGCGGCACTCAGCCATGGCTGTCAGCTAGCTTCGCTACGGCTTCAGCCGGTGACTAACTGCTGAGCCACGCGCTCCATCGCTTCTTGCATCGTCGACTGCGCCGCACCTGAGCGGTAGCGCCGAGTCATAGCCACGGAGGAGTGGCCGATGAGTTCCATCGCGACGACCTCCGGCACACCGGCCGCATAGAGGAGATCGACCGCAAGGTGACGTGCATCGTGTAGTCGCACCTGCTCGACGCCAGCGCAATCGAGAAGGGCGTGCCAGGCCTTGTTGTCTTTTGAGGGGTCGACAGGCTTGCCCGTGAGGTCTTGGGTTGCCCCTCTGCGAACAGCGGCGTCGGTCCACAAGAGGCCGTGGGGATTCGGCTCTTGGCGTGCAGCTTCGATGCGCAGTTCGACAAGAGAGCGGAGCTCGCCTACGAGTGGAACTCGGCGGTGGCCAGCTGCTGACTTCGGCCGCGTGAGCCAGAAGCCACCGGTCAGGTGGCGGCACTCGTAGTCGGCGGGGGCTACGAGCTTGCGGTCGGGGCAGTCGGTCCCGCGCGCACTTCCGCACGCACCAGCGCAGCCATGCGACCAGGTGAGGCGTTGTAGTTGCCACGACAGGTCAAGCACATCGGACACGCGGTCGAGCTCGACCCCGAGAAGTTCGCCCTGTCGCGCGCCTGTGAAGATCGCGGCGGCCCAACGGGACTCGAGGCGGTCACCCTTGCACGCGTTCAGCACTGCTCGGGCGTCGCTAGGCGAAAGCACTTGGAGCTTGGGTTTGTTCTTGCGAGGGGCTTTGGTGAGGGCAGCGACATCCCGGTAGGTGTACCCATCACGATGTGCTTGCTTCAACGCGATCGCTAGGACGCGGTGGCCTTGCAGCACGGTCGACTCGCCGAGGCCTGCCTCGCGCATGTACTGATGGAACGCACGAACGTGCGGCGGTTGCACGTCGGTCAGCTTCATCGACCCAATCGAGGGATCAACGTAACGGAGGACGAAGTTGCGGTAGCTCTCGGCAGTGCGAGGTCGGACGTCTCGGTCGACAATTTCGTGGAGCCAGTACCGCAGCCACGCAGACAGGCTGCCGCTTGGGAGCAGGGGCGGGGGCTCGGGTAGATCGCGTGGGATCGGCGGCGGGGGAGTGAGTTCGGCGCGCTGCAATCGGAGGATTGCGAGCTTGCGGACCGCAGTGTCGTAGTCGTGGGACCGTTCGACCCGACGGTGCCGACGCCCGTCGTCGCTTGGGAACCCGAGCGCTACCTGCCAATACTGGAGCGGCTTGCTCTCATCGGCGGGCACCCTGCAGATGGACCCGGTGCCCCTGGTGCGTCGCATGACCACCAGTCAACGCTTCTACGCCCTTGCTTGCCAGAGCTTCCGCGGTGACGCGGTGGGCGTAGTCGCCCTCCGGGTAGCGGTCACGGGGCGCACTTTCGGCGAGACAGCGGGGCACTTCTATCGGTCATGCCCATCGCCAGCGCGTGCACTGATCGACGAGATCGTTCGGGTCGATCCAACGCGACGAGTCCGCCGGCGCGTAGAACGTGTGCACACTGCTCGGGTTGTCAGCGCTCAAGCGCCACTTCGCCTGCTCGCCGTCCGCGTACTCGAAGATGTACTCCTGCTCCAGCTGGAACGGCAGATCGTCGTAGTCATCGAGCTTGTGCCACTCGCCAGCATCTGCCCGAGTATCGCCAAGGGCGAGCAGGGCGTAGGCGATCGCCGCGAGTCCTGGTTGATTCGTCTCGGCAGCCTGAGCGAATCGGGCGGCCCGTGACTTGTAGTCGGACAT